CCCAAATTTTCCACTTAATTTTTTATTTTTTTTATTTTTTAACATCCCTGCTAATTTAAATCCACTACCACCACCATATAAAGGATTCAAAATATTCATATATGTATATTTAATATATATATATATATAAAATTTATTTTTAATTAATTATATTTAAATTTTTTATATATATGTAATAACTTTACTACCATCAAAATAATTTATTAACTTGATAAATTATATTATAAAACTCCCATTAAAAATTATATAGGTAATGTAATAATCATCTTTTTTATAAATGAAATTAATCCCATAATAATAATAAATTATAAAAATTTTTAAAAATATTATTTATATTTTTTATATATATGTAATATCTTTACTATCATCTACACCTTTACTACCATCATCTATACCTTTACTACCATCATCTACAACTTTTGTATTTTTAGTTCTTTCTGGAGGTAATTCATTATAGATCCACACTATTCCACATACCATAACACCTCCAATCATAATACCGAAAATAATTTTTAAAAATAATGTACAAATTCCGTTACTATAAATTCCTTTATAATAAAAACATCCAAAAAATAAAATTATAATAATAATAAATACTAACTTTTCTAAAAAAAGTTTACTCATTCTATATATATATATATATAAATTTTTATATTATTAAAATTCATAATATCATGATATTAATTAGGCTGTCATTTTAACAATGCTTCAATTCTTTTATTAATAAGCGTAATTATACATAATATGCCTGGAGGAAGTATTCCAACAACAATCATAGTTGAATTGTTTTTCACAACTCCCACAATAGCAATAACTATGAAGGCGAGAAGTATTATATATCCTAATAAAGGAGGAATTTCAATTTACATTATATATATTATATATATAAATTTTTTTTTATATTAATTAATAATATCATCTATAATTTCTAGAGGCATTGATGAATTTTCTAATATTATTCTATGAAAATCTTTTAAATTATTCATTCTTTCTCTAAATTCTAATAATTTTAATTGTCCTATTTTATAACTACAAGCTTGTCCAGGCCACACACAATATCTATCAACTTCTCTTTTTATTTCATCTTTATCTGCAATAGTATTTTCAAGCATATATTTAATTGATTTTTCTCTAGTCCATTTATAATAATGTATACCGGTATCAACAACTAATCTAGCTGCTCGTAATAATTCATCTCCATAATGCCCTAATTCTTCATAAGGAGTTTCAAAAAATCCTTTCTCCAAAGCTAGTTTCTCTGCATATAATGCCCATCCTTCCCAATAAGCTGTATGTCCATCAGATTTTCTAAATAATGGAATACTTTTATTTTCGGAAGATAAAGCTAATTGATAATGGTGACCTGGTATTGCTTCATGTACAGTTAAAGTTGGCATAGAGTATTTCTGAACTGCTCCTAAATTATATAAATTTATATAAAATGTACCTTTTTTTGATCCATCAAAAGATGGTCTCCAATAATATGCTCCTGCTGAGACATGTGCTCTATATTCTGGAATTGGTTTCATTTCAGGAATTCTTTGAGTAGGGAATATATCAAAATAATCATCTAGTTTTGCATCATATTTTTTACACAACTCGGTAAAATCATTCATACATCTTTGTCTTATTTGTTCATCATTTTCACCTTCTCTTTTTACATAAAAAAATTCTGGATTAGTTTTTTGAGCATTTAGTTCTCCAACAAATTTACAAGGATCAATACTTTCCGACTCTCCTAATTTTTGGACCATTACTTGTTTCATTTGTGTATGTATTTTTTTAACTTCACTTAAACCTAATTTATGTATATTTTCTGGAGACATTCTTGTTGTTGTATTTCTAAATAAACAAAATTTATAAAATTCTTCCCCATTTGGTAAATCAGAAACCCCATCAGTTTTTCTAATACATAATTTTTTTAAAGTTTTTTCTAATCTTTCATAAGAAGGTATAACATAATTTAATAAAATAAAACTTACTTTTTCATGTTTTTTTACATCAGAAGGATATAATTCAATTATTTTAGTATATAAAACATTTTTTTTAATTTTACTTTCGAGGATCTTTTTTATAGATGATAAAATATTTTCAATAACAAATCCTGGTATACAAACTTTATGTTTAATTTGCTCCCATAATCTTTTAATAACTAGATCGATTTTAATAGGTATTTGCTTTAGTCTATTAGTATATGTAATAAATCCATATTCATTATCAAAACTATGTCCATCAGTTAAGAATTCTAAAATCATCGAATGTATTCCTACCATATGATCTATTCCATAAAAGTAGTATCTATATTTATATTCTAATATTTGTCTATTACATTCCCATTTTAAAACTTTTATAGATAATTCGTGGTCTTTATTTTCACTAATATTAATTTTAGAAAGTAATTTTAAAGTATCAGTTGATAAATTAAGATAATAATTATCTAATAGATTTGAAGGTTCTAAAGTTAAAAAACTATTATGAGAATAAAATCCAATAGAATCTAACAATTTATGTAATGATAATTCTTCAGGATTGACTATATATTTACCTATATAATACCTTTCAAATATATATTGAGGATCTAAATATTCTGGAGAATCTTTCCATTGTAACCAATTTTGTATATTTACAGTAGCTTCTTGACTAGTTGAACATTCTCTACCAGTTATTTCTTCTATTTCTTTAAAATTAGAAACAGTATTATATTTATTATATATATCAATTATATTTTTTGCTTCATCATATTTATTTCTACACAATAATACTAATAATTTTATTACTAAATAGGAAGGTTTTCTAAATATACACTCGAAATTCATTATATTATCTATAATATAATATGTAAAATTAATTTATAATTATATAATATTAAATGTTTATTACACCCAATATAAAAAATAGTATAAATATCCTAAATTTTTATGACATAATAATAATTATAATTATAATATATTTATCTATTTTAATTTTATTTAGATTTTTTCCAAATTTATGTAAAATATTTAATCTAAAATCAATTGAAAAATTTAATTTAAAAACTAGTAAAAAACAAAATAAAAAAAATAAAAAAAATAAAAAAAATAAAAAAAATAGAAAAATTAGTATTTTAAAAAAAAGTAAAACATCGAAAAATAAATCTAAAAAAAAAGTAACATTTAGCGAGATACTAGATTACTCGAATTAAATTTTCTCATTTCTCTAATAAATGTATATGTTGCAAAACCTAATAATGTAACTATAATATACATAATTACCTGGGGTATAATTTTTAAATTAAATATAATTTTATATTCATCATTATTTTTAGTTTCTCTATTTATATCACAAATAATATTTTTTGTTGTATATAATGATAAAAATAATATTATAATACTAAATATAACTAGTCCAATATTATAAATAAAATTTTCGGTTCCTTCTCTAAAATACCTTGAATATGATAATCCACCAAAAGATAAAGAAATCATAACAAAAATATTTCTAAGAGTTGTATGAAAATACATAACTAAATTTTTTTCATTTTCAATCATTTAATCTTATATAATTGTAATATATATTTAATTTAAAGTTTTATTTAGATTAATTTTCACAGCCTCCGCATTTATATAACAATATTTTTCCTACATTAAATTTTGTACATTCTTCAAGAGCATTACAAATATTTTTTCGCCATGTTCCTTTATTACCGCATAGATCTTTATTAATTTTCCAACAACTATCTCCATATTTTACTGTAAATCTTTTATTTTTTAGTATTGGATTTAATGTATTAGAAGTATATCCCTTTTCTATATTTATAACTAGCTTATCGATAGATTCTTGAGCTTTTGGTAAATTTACATTCCAAAATAATATACCTGCAAATCTATGTTTAATTACTAAATCATGGAAGAATTTGATCATATTATCTGTTATTCCAATAGAAGTCATGCATAATATAATTTTCTCATTGGGTATCGAACTATCTATCCATTGTTTAATATAATTAAATGTATTTCCTGAAGGCGAATAAGCTGTAGTAGATTCAGGTATATCCCAACCACTTCCAGACATTGAATCACCATACAACATAAGTGCAATATGATCAAATTTAGATGTATTGTTTTCTGCCCATCTACCAACTGTATGAAAATCACTTGATCCAAAACAAGTCAATTGAATTTTTAAATTAGGCCTATTTGATTTAACTATTTGAGCTTGTTCAATAACTTCTTCGTGTTTATTATGTAAGCAACCTTCTAAATCAAAATCTACACCATTTGCATTATTTTCATCTAAAATGCTAATTATTTCATTATAATTTGGTATACTTCCACCAACGCCTTCTCCTCCAAATGTGATATATTTATTTTTGATATAATCTAAATTAGTTTGAATTATTGAATTAGGTCCTTTATTACATGAATTAGGAGCAAAACTTCCTAAATAAATATTCGTAATATTTGAATTTGTAACTTGATTACAATTTTGATTCATACACCATCCACCAATTATCATATTAGGTTTTTTTGTATTTGTTGATTCTGGTTGGACATGAGTAGTTGATTCTTCTTTTTTACATTTTATTTTAATTTTATCTCCAGGTTTAATATTTGGACAATTACTATTTACTAAATTATCTTTCCAGTTTTTATTACCGCATTTGGAAATACTAATATTTTCACATGTATCTCCTGATTTAACTTTATATAAATTAGAATCATTTGAATTTGATAATGATTTAGATGATGTAAATATTATAACTATTACTATAATAATAACACAAACTATAATTTCCAAATTATTAGTTGCCCATATTTTAAAAGAATTAGAATTTTGATTTGTAGATGATTTTTCACCTGACAAAACTGTTGTTAAATCCAACCTTGCTATTGGTTGGGCCATTTTTATAAAATATTATATAATAAATAATATTTTTTTAATATAATAAATTAAAAAATTTATTATATAATATAAAATATATATATAACATGGCTGAACCTAGTTTCTTCCAAAAATTTCAAAATGGGATAATTACCGGAACAGAATATACAGGAAAAGTACTTAACACTCCAGTACAATTATCAGAATGGTCTTTACATAATGGTAAAAACTTATTTGATAAAGTAACAGATTATAATATAATTGACAAAGGCCTTAATTGGCTCGTTAATATAGGTGGTCTGGGTAATTCATTTGGGGGATTTTTAATTAAACTTGCCTTAATTATACTTTTATTATGGGGATTTTGTGAAGCTTTTAAAGCAACATGGAAAAGTTTGAGTGAAATAGTTACATTTGATGAATATCTTTCAGTTATTACATTAAGTGGTGCGTTGGCATTAATTTTAGTTATAATATCATATTGGATAATTCCATCAATATTATGTATAGCTAGAACTGATGATACTGATAATACATGCAGTGATCCTTTTAATTGGGGTGCTAATAGAGAAATGATATCCGACAAATTTTCTAGTTTAAGAAATAATGATAAATCAAATTCAACACAAAAAGCCCAAGACCAAGGCAAAGCCCAAAGCAAAGTCATAGTATAATTTTTAAATTTTAAAAAATTAGAACCAAAATTATAAATTATTTTATAATATATATAATATATTATGCCTACTGCAAATTTAAAAAAAATAACAGAAATTTTAACTTTAACTGATTATATTATTATTATTATATCAATTATTGCTTTAACATACATTTTAATGATAATGTTTCCATCACTTAAAAAATTATGTGGGTGTATCGAACCTATGGAAAATACAAGAGAAAAATCATTACCAAAAGATATGCCAAACTGGGCAATAATATTAATAATGTTATTAGTTTGTTTTGGTGCTCTAAATACAGAACTTGATACATCATGTAAGGATAAAAATGCAAGTACAGATGAAAAATATTATTTATCAAATAATAAATACGCTGTTCTTAAAAGATAAATATTAGTTTATAGATTTTAATAAAAATAAAATTTTTTTTGAAATTTCTTCAACATTTTTATATCTATTATTAGAATTAAAATGACCTTCATTCATTTTAATTTCTAAAAATTGTAATTTATTTTTTAGATATATTTGATTATCTCTTAATTTTGCAACAAATTTTGTAGGTTCCCAATATTGAACACGTGGATCATGTAATCCACCAGTAATATAAAAATGAGGGTATTCCATATTTTTTATAATATTGTCGTATGGTGAATATATAGACATGTAATTATAAAATTCTTCTTCGTTAGGATTTCCCCATTGTTTCCATTCACCTGTAGTTAAAGGTATTGTTGCATCACTCATAGTTGTTAATACATCAACAAATGGTACACATGCTATTATTGAATTAAATAAATTGTTTAATTTAACTAAACAATATCCTGCAAGTAATCCTCCAGCACTTCTTCCTTCAAATGACATTAATTTAGATGATGTATAATTTATTGATATTAAATATTTTGCTACACATTCTATATCTAAAAAAGTATTCATTTTCTTTAACATTTTACCATCTTCATACCATTTATTACCTAAAAATCCACCACCTCTTACATGAGCTATTGCATAAATATATCCTTCATCTAGTAAAGTAATTATATCTTTATTAAAATTAGTATCAATTATATGACCATAAGAACCATATGCATATAAATGTAGTTTATGTGGACCATTTGTTATGTTAATATTTTTTTTATAAACAATACTAATTGGTATTTTTATTCCATTTTCTGTTAAAGCATATATTCTATCAGATTTATATAGTTTTTCATTATAATTTGGAATAATATCTTGTTTATCAATATTAATAACAAATGTTTCTAAATCACATGAAATATATACATTTGGCGTAGTAAGCGAAGAAAAAACAATATTTATTTTTTTTGTATCATAAATTTCATTTTTATTTAAATATACTACACCTGTTTTATCATATGGAGAAATTATATTCCAATCTTTTTCAAAAGGATATATATCATTATTTATAAATTTTATAAAAATTATCTTTGTTACTCCATTATGTCTAATTGAAAATATTACATATTCTTTTAATGTAAATATCTTATCAAAAAAAATAATATCATCATCTTTTATATCTAATTTAGTTTCTAATTTGTTTTTATTAATGAATTTCCATTTATATTCACTTGTATTATTTGATATTTTACAGAACATTGGAATAAAATTTGTATTTCCTAGTTTATTTGTTAAAATGATAAAATAATTTGAAATTTTTTCTATTTTATATTTATAATTTCTTGTCTCTTTTTGAATTATATTTAAGTTAATATTATCAAAATCTAAATTTATTAAATTTAAATAATAAATTGTATTATTACTATAATTTTCAGATTCTATAAATAATATTTCTTTATCATTTGAAAACCAGAAATTAATACTATTTAGTTCATTACTATCTTCAAATATTTTTTTATTTTTTCTAGTAAATAAATCATAAATAAATATCTTATTAACCCTATTATATTCATTACATTGAGAATAAAAAATATATCTTGATGATTTTTCAATTAAAAATGTTCCATATAATATTGAAGGAATTTCATGAACAATATTTACATGATTGTTTAGATTATTAATATTAAAAATATATAAATTATAAATTTCATTTCCAATATTATCCATTGCATATAATAATAATTTTTTATCATCACTTAATGTTAAATTAACTATATTACATTTTTTATACTTTTCTTTCAATTTATTTTCATCTAATAATAAATATTCTTTATTTTCTAGAGTAATATTATCTTTAATTTCAATATAATGAAATTTATGACTATACTCTTCTATATTTTTCCAAAATAATTTATATGTATATTTATTATCAACTTGACAAATTTCATGTTTGAATGATATATAATTTTCATTAATTCTATTTTTAATATTTTGTTGTATTTTATTTAATAATAATTTATTTTCATTATTAAATAAGTTGTTATTTATATAATTATTTTCTGACTTAATATAATCTAATATATCTTCATTTTTTCTAGTATCATCTCTTAACCAATAATATTCATCATTTTTAATAATATTATTTGTCATTGGATCACTACCTCTATTTTCTCCATCAACTTTGCCAAATATTACATCATGATTTATTTTTTTTGCTTTAGGTATATGTAATATATTATTTTTAATCATATTATAAATTATTATTATATATTAATTTATCTTTATATTGTTTCAATTGTGACATTTATGTCTTTATTTATATCTTCTTCATTTAAAATCATAATATTAATATTTGCTTCTTTCAACATATCATTAGATACTTGCCATTCTTCACCCCATCTATCTCTTTTAGATTCATCAAAATAACTAATAATTGTTTTTACTCCAGCTTGAATTAAAGCTCTTGTACAATCCGAACAGGGAAACATTGTTACAACTGCAATACATCCTTCTAAAGGAGTTCCATGTCTAGATGCATTATATATTGCATTTCTTTCAGAATGTTCTACATATTTATACTTTAATGGTCTTTCCCATTTAAATATATCTTTTTCATTTATACCTCTTGGCATTCCATTATAACCAAGAGATAATACCTGATAAGATTCAGGTTTTAAAAGAATAGTTCCTACTTTGGTTGAAGGATCTTTTGAAAAAATATTTGCTACCTGTACAGCTAATTTAAAATATTGTATTGCCTTGTCTTTATCCATTATATTTATATATAATAGGTAAAATATTTAAACAATTTAAATTAATTATAATTACGAAGGACAGTAATCTTTAAAACTTTTTCTATATATTTTTTGTTTTTGTTTTTGTTTACGTTTAATTCTTGTATTATTTTCTATATAATCATAGTTTTTATTAATTACTATAGTTGACATATTATCTTTTAGTTTTAAAATATTATTATTATTTTTAAAATCATTCCAATTTTCATTATTAGTAATATTCAAGTTTATAAATTTAAATCCTGCTATTTTTTTTATTATATCTTTATTTTCTGTCTCTATATTATCTATTGGAAAATAATTACTATCAATAACTCTTTCTAAATTATTATCATATTTGTATTTATGATTTTTTATTATTTGTAATAATGATATATTATTAATTTGATTTTCTACAAAAATTATAGAATAAGGTTTTATTAAAACAGACATTCCAGTTTTTGATATTTCATATTCATTATATTCATTACGAGGTGATTTATATTTATCTGATTTATAGTAATATACAACAAGTATTGTATTTTCAGGAATACTTAATTTGTAATTTAATATAGTTTCATTTCTATAACTAGGGCTATCATTTACTTTACATTCATTGTTATCCACAAGATTACAATCTACTGCATCAATAAATCCTCCTTCAAGATTATAATATTTACAAGATAAATCTATTTTTGATAAATCTAAATTTTCTTGGTTAAATGTACAATTATCAGGTAATTTTCTAATTCTTCTTGTAATATCTCTGGATTTGTTATTTGAATTTTTATTTACTCTATTATTCATTCTATTTAGTTTAGTTTCAATATTCCATGCAAAAATATGTATCTTATTATTTATATATTTATCTAACTTTGGACACATATTAGAAACATTATTAAAAATATTATGTTTGTTTGCACCTACACACATATTTATAATTTTATCTGAATCTATGCTAAATATTATTTTAGCAGTGTATTGATTATTTTTTTCATCACTTATTAAAACCATCTTATCAGAAAGTTCTTCTCTTAAATATTTTAAATGTTTTTTTAAATTTTGTCTATAATTTGTTAGTGTAAAATTTTCCTGTTTTTTTTTTGTTAATAAACAAATTGTTACATATATTAAGACACCTTTTGTTAAATAATTTATTAATACATCTTTATCATTATCATTATTATTTTTATTTTCCAAAAATAATAAAATCAATAATAAGATTATTAATATTTTTATATTATCCATTATATATTATAATAATAATATTTTATTTTTTTTTAGTTTTTGGTTTTCTAGTTAAAAATAAATAGATCCAATAAATAAAAACTGATATGAAAAAATATAGAGTGTAGATTTTTTTCTTTTCATTCTCTGGAAATCCAAATAAGAAACATACTATTATATAAATTATAAAAAATATAATAAAATTATTCATTATATATTATATTTCTATATTTTTTTAATACATATATCAAATTGTGTTATTTCTATTTTTAATATATCTCCTTGATCAATAGGATAATTGAGAAAAAAATTATTATATGATTCTACTTTGAATTTTTTTAAAAACATCATTTTCCATTTGTTATCAAATTTTACTTTAAATAAATTAATTATTATTGCATATATTACAGATTGATGTGATACATAAATACTATTTTGATATTTTGAATTATCTAAAATATTTTTACATAATAATCTAGTCCTATTTAATAACATTTCAAAAGATTCTTTTTTATTAATTTTGTCTTCATTATATTTATTAATATTTATTAATGATGTATAATCAGAATTTATATATGTATTCATAATTGTATCCTTAAATTTATCATATAATCTCATTCTTAAATTATTAAATTCTATATGAGTATTTTCTTTGGTTAAAATATTTTTATCTAGTAAAATTATTAGATCATTTAAAATTTTTATTATTTCTTCTTTTTCATAAGTACAATTATTTAAAAAAGTCAAAAAAGTTATAGCAATTTTTTTTGCATTTTCAAATTTGTCATTTGATATTTCAGAATATAATTGATCTATTAAACTACATTCATAATAAAAAAAATTTATTCTCCCCTCTATTCTTGGTTTAGGATCATATTTAAAATAATGAGAAATATTATGATTTATTAATTCATACAATGAATCCTCTAAACAAAAAGATAAACTATTATTATATTTTTCACAAATATTAAATACATAAGGAAAAATTGTCTGCATAGTTCTTAAAAATGGAGAGCAATATATATTAAAATGTTCAATATTTTGTTTTACTAATTTATCATTAACAATATTTTGTGCATTATATAATCCTCTATCTGTCAGAGAACAATCTATCAATCCATTATCATATCTTTCTTCATGTCTAATAAGGTATATAGTACATTTTTTTTCTTTACTCATTATTTAATTATAATAATTATTATATTTAAGATATATTATATAGCTTTATAATATGATTAATAAAAATATTAGAATATTATTATTTTTAATTCTCTGCATGGGTGCACGATTTTATTTAACTTTTAGAATTAAAAATCACGATATAATAAATAAAAATTATTACAGTGTATTTCTATTAATTATTGCTCTTGGATTCGTTATGCAACATACATTAAAATTTAGAGAAAAAGCATTATTAGGAAATAAAATATGGTGGGATTTTTATAGGCCTATTCATGCTTTATTATATTTGATAGGATCTATAATGGTTTATAATGAAAATAAAAATGCATATAAACCTATTTTAATAGATACTATTCTAGGATTAATATTTTTTATAAATAAATACAAATAATCTTAGTCTAATTCAATTGAATTAACTTCCGAATTATTTGTTTGGTTATATTTATCACCTTTATCTGTGCAACAAATATTATTTTCAAGATCATTTGTAAAAATAATTTTATTTATTTTTAAATTTGGAAATTTTTTTTGTAAATTAGAATTACAAGTATCTATAATTTCAGGATTAACTAGGAATATCATTATTATTTTTGTAATCATGTCATTTATATCATTATTTTTTTGATAGATTAATTTATATTTTGAACATGATTCATAAATTGAATCAATTGCTTTATCAATTTCTTCTTTTTTTACTTCTAATTCTATATTAATTCTAAATGATTTAGCTGGTATAAATAGAACAATGGGGTTCCCATTATTGCCAATAATAAAATCAAGATACATTTAATTAAATTTTAATATTTGATTTGCTCAATTATTAAGTTTATTTATTTATTTAATACTTAATTTTGTAATTTGTATTTTCAATTTTTTTTAATTTATCTTATTAATATACAAAAAATTATATATATTTAATATTAAAAAACTAAAATAAAATACGTTTCCAAAATCATCATTTAATGGTAATTTATCCATATATTTTTTTGAAAATGCATCATACATACAATTACCTCTTACAGATCTTGTATAAATAATAAATAATAATTTTGCTAAAATAATTAAATTTAATATTTTATCTTTTATAAATAAAGATCCATATATAAATCCAATTCCACATGCAATATGTGTTAATCCTAACAGTTTTTTATTATCTAGATATATTGCAATTAAAGCAATTATTTGTGAAATTAAACATAAAATCAAAAAAATTTTACTTGAATAATTAACATATTTTAATGATAAAATAATTATTGTAATAAATAAAATAAGTGTAAAAGGTAAACAATTTTTGGATTTTATAATTGAGTTCATTTTATATATTAATATTTAGATAAAATATTTTTTAGAACATTAATAAAATAATCAACATCTTCAATTGATATATTCAATGGTGGTAATAATCTTAGATATTGTCCTTTATTTCCACAAGTTAAAGCTAGAATATTATTATTTTTTAATTCATAAATTACTTCTTTTATTATATCTCTATTAAATTCAATTCCTATCATCAATCCATATTGTCTAATTTCTTTAATTAAAATTTCATTTTCTAATTCTTTTTTTATTATTTTCCCAAAATAATTTATATCATTTTTAATTTTACGATTATTTAAAATTTCAATAGAAGCCGATGCTGCAGCACAACAAATTGCATTTCCTCCATATGTACCACCAAGACTACCTTTTACTAAACTATTCATTATTTCTGATTTAGATAAAATTCCAGCTAAAGGATATCCACTAGCAATACCCTTACCAAAAACTATCATATCTGGTTCAATATTTTTTGATTCAATATTCCACCAAGATCCAGTTCTCATAGCTCCACATTGTACTTCATCTGCAATTAATAAAATATTATTTTTATCACAAATTTCTCTAACATAATTTAAAAATTCATTATCAATAGAAAAAATTCCACCTTCTCCTTGAACAGATTCTAAAATTATAGCCGCTGTATCGTCAACATCCGATTGATTATTAAAAATCAAGTCAATAGATTCTTTTGTAGGATAATTACAAAAAAAAATATTAGGTATTAATGGATTTAAATTTTTTTTACAAACAGTATTTGAACTTGTTATTGATAGAGCACCTAATGTTCTACCATGAAATCCTTTATTCATACAAATTATATTTGTTTTATTCGTATAATTTCTTGCAATTTTTATTGCATTATCAGTTCCTTCTGAACCACTATTTACATAAAATATATTATCTAATTTTTTATATTTTACTGTATCTAATATTTTATGAGTCAAATTTACTTGTGCAGGATGAGATTTAAAAATTTGTTGAGGCATGTGAACATACTTATCTATTTGTTCTATAACTTTATTTTTTATATAAGGATGAGAATGTCCCGTACTTAAAGCTCCAATACCTGATGTTAAATCTAAATAACTTGTATATTTTGTATATATATAACTATTTTTACCTTTAATTGGAAATATATTTGGATATAATTTATTAATACATTTTGGTATATTATTTAAAATAGTCATATTTACTATTATAAATTATTATTTAAATAAAAATATATAAATTTTTTTTTTTTGATTTATAGATATATAATGAAAACTTGTGAAGTATCAAGTATACTTGCTTATATTGCAGCAGTATATATCATGACTTGTATTATTTATTTATACACTACTCGTAAATTTGGAACACCATTTAAAGATGCAGTTAAAAATTATCCTGAATTAATGGAAATCAAAAGAAAATCTGTTAAAGATAGAACAAAAGCTTTTTACACAGGATTAATAATATCAACAATTGTAATGATTGCAGCAAAACCATTTGGTGATTGTTATTAACTTTATATATTTATTACAATAAAATATAATAATATATAATTATATTATATAAATGAATCTTTAAAACCAATATTTTCAATCGAAATTGCGTTATTTAAATGCTAGAAATAGATTGTATGGCGGCGGTAATGGAAATCAAACAGAAGCACAACAACAAAGAGAAGAAGAAGCAAAAGCAAGAGCAGAAAAAGCATTCGAAGAATATGAAAACATAAAAAAAATAAAAAAGGCAGAAATAGTAAAATTAATATATAAAAAATCAGCAGAAGAAATAGAAGCAGCGAAGGATTGGGGTGAGGATGTAAATGTAAAAAACACTAAAACTTCTGTAAAAAGTCACATAGAATCTGATTATAAAAACTTTGACTATGACAAAAATAAAAGCAATATAGAATCAATAATTAAAAAATTATTACATAATGATCATTTTGTAAAAACGAAAGATATTAATACGGAAATTGAAAATATAAATATCAAAGATGAAGATCAAAGAGAAAACATGTATGAAATAATATCTGAGAAAGATACAGAAATTTATAATCTAATTGATGAATTAAAATTTAACGAATTAAAATTTAAAGAATAAAATTATATTACATATACATATGTTTCCAAGATTTATTTTCATTTTTTTTATTTGAAAATAAATTGTCAATAGATGTTTTAGTAATTTCATATGAAATATTTTTATCTCTTTCTAGTTTAAAAAAATTATTTTTATTCCAAACAATATTATATCTATACACTAAATTTTCAATATCTCCTCCAAAATTTTTAAATAAATCATATTTTTCTTTGAATAATTTTAAAAATTGTTCTTCATCATTTTTATCTAAATTAACAATCCATCCTTCAAGCTTCATTTTATCACAATATATATTAAATAATTCTTCAAAAGAATATCCTTCAATATTAAACTTGAAAGCAAATCTTCTTTCTAATCCCTTATTAGAACTAAAAAAATATTCTTCAATATCTGATTTATATCCTGCTATAATACATAATAAATCAGAACATTTTTCAGTTAAGTATTGAGTTAATGTATCAATACATTCTTTAGAAAATGAATCTCTACCATTTCTATCAACAAGTGAATATACTTCATCAATAAATAATATACCTCCTTCTGCTTCCTTAATAACATCACTTGTTTTTGAAGCAGTATGTCCTAAATATTTACCTATTAAATCAGACCTAGATGCTTTAACTATATGTCCTTTAGATAGAATACCTAAATTTTTATAAATTTCTGCTATAATATTTGCAATTACAGTTTTTCCAACACCGGGTGGTCCCATGATACACATATGCAATAATTCATTTTTCTTTTCATTAATTAAAAAATAGATAATATTATCTAATAACACATCTTTAATATTTTCTAATCCTCTTAATTCTAAAAGTTTTTTTAATGGATCTCTAATTTTAACTATACGATCCATATTTATTTTTGATAAAATTTCATCTAATTCTACATTTTTTTTTCTTTTACAATCAAAACAATAATAATTTTCTGCAAGTGATATTATATTTTCAATAGATACACAATCAGGTGCAGATAATTTAATTTTTTCTAGATTATCATTTATAATACAATTTCCACATTTTTCTTTTGGTGTAATAGATTCTTCTTCATCAATTTTGGATAATGAATTAGGTAATAACAATTTTTTTTCATTAAATCCAGATAAAGAATTAAATTTTAATTTACTAAATGTTTCTAATAATTCATCTTTAGGTTTTCTATTTAAAAATGGTTTTTCTTTTGGTGTAAAATCAAAAATATTACTATACGAATTATTTTCAGTATATTTTTTTATAATAAAAGAAAAACAACTTGACATCATTCGAGTAATATTACTATTGTAGTTTCCAAAACATTTTTTAGATTTACAATCAATTTTAGAACTACAACAAATATTTATTTTTTCAAAAAGATCTTCGTATTTGCTAATAATTTTATTTTTAAATTCTTTATATTCATTAATTGAATTCCAATTTGATATTAATGTTTTATTTCTAAAAGAATCGTCAAATTTAATAATAAAATAATAAATTAAAATTGAAGAAATAGCACAATAATTATCTACATTTTTAGGATTATTAAAACTACTAATAAAAGGTATATTTTTATAAATATTTTTTTTTATAAAATAATTTTTATTAGGTTCAGTATAATGATTATTTAAAATTATTAATGCAGTATTATATAAAGGAATATCATTACAAAATGTACTTTTAGAATCAAATATTGGAAAAAATGGTAAAAAAATAGATGAATTTAAAAAGTATTTATTAACTATTTCTGTTTTTTTATATTGTAAACTAGGAATAATAACTGTTGCTATACTTCCATTTAAGAAACATTTTTTTTCAAATTGTAGTGATAAATTTTTTAATTGTTCACTAGTTTCCATAAATGTACATAATTTATAATCTGTTTTAAAGTTTTTTAAAATAATCCATGATTTATTTAATGCTATTTGATTTAATTTTACATTACAAAAATAAATATTTTTATCTTTTTCCCATAAATTTATTGATTTTTGATCACAATAATTTGATAATAAATTTAAGTATTTTTCAATTAATTTATTACCTATCAAGATATCTATTACTAAATAATCCAAATTGTTAGATTTTAACAAGTCATATATATTACATAATGTAATAAGTCTAAATGCTATAATATCAAAATCTATATATTTACAATTAGATACAGTATTTAATGAATTATTAATATTATTTGGAATATTTTTCTCCAAAGATATATAAATTTCAAATTCTACTTTGATATAATTTAAAATTATTAATATTATTTCATTTAATTTTATTTTATTAATATTTACCAAATAAATTAATGAACATACTATAATAGATGAATCTCTAGGATTATATATTTTAACAGAATCTTCATTTATATTTGTAGGTATAAAATCATAATTTTTATAATTATGTAGATATATTAACAATTTATTAATTTCTAATTTTATACTATTTTCATAAATCATATATAAAAATATATAATATTTATATTTTTAATGATACGGTAAAATTAATTTTTTTTAAAAATTTTTATATAATTAATTATATAAAAATATAATATAAATGTATCCATTAAATAAAGAAGACTTTAGCGATGAATTATCAGAAGAAGATAAAGACAAGCTTATGAAATATTTTATGACATCTGAAAAAGAAAAACCAACAGAATCAGAAAACAAACCTCTATATAAACAAGCAACAAGTTGGTTTTCAAATAATATAGTTTATATATTATCAGTTATTATCATAGGATTAATAATATTTATTACATCATTATATAGTACATATAGAGATAATTGTAGAAATTTACAATTAATGATAGATAATATTAATACTGTTCAAGGCCACGGTTTAGGTTACGGAGGTTTAGGGAGATTTGGATCAGGTTTAGGTATGGGAATGGGAGCTACAGCTAGCGCTTTAACAATGACTACTGGTGACCCTGCTCAGGGTAGACGTGGTCTAAGTTAATATAGTACTAAAATAAAAAATATTATTTTTCATATTTATATATGCAAAATGATTTCAAGTATATTTTAAATTCAAATCGAGAAGATAAATTTTATGAATATTTTTGGTTAACTTTTAAAAATGATATATTAGAATATATTGATATAAATATTGAAAATAAATTAAATATTTTATCTGATGAATTTAATAATCTTCAAAATGAAAATAAATATGAAATTATTTATAATAAAATTAACATTTTTATAAAAGAAAATATTAATGATATTATTAATGACTGTATTAAATTTAATAATTCTTATAAATCAGTACATTTAATTAAAAATATTAAAAGATATATAAAACTTGAAAGTGAATTCTCGTTTATTTTAAATAAAGAAAATTACAAAATATTATTCTCAGCATTAAATTCCAAAAAAAAATGTAAATATATATTTGATGAATACTATAAATATCTAGCATCAAATAATATTGTTTATATAAATAATATTTTTGAATTTTCTATAAAATATAAATATATGAATATTATAGATATATTTAAAAAAAAAGTTAATCTAGAATTATATCTAAAAAAAAAAATAATTTT